TCTGAAGCAGCCAAGAAGCTTGCAGAAGAATTCAGCATCGACGTAGCCACCGTAGAAGGTAGCGGCGTAGATGGTTTAGTCACAAAAGCGGACGTACAGGCCCGTGTTGCCGCTAAGGCGTCTAGTAACATCATGACGAAGGCTAAGGTAGCCCGCCTAGAAGAGGTAGAGGGCCGAATCCCAGAGAATGACCTAGAAGGTCGCTCTGAGGCAGGTATTGCCCTCCCTTCTCAGGAAGAGTTGGTTAAGATCATCGCCGATATGCGCGGTGAGATTGAAGAACTCCGAGAGAGTCAAGCAGGACTCGTAGAGAGGGAAAGCCACTCTCGAGACCTTACCGATGAGCTTTTCTTCATTGCCAAGCCCAATGGGCACCGGTGGGAAGAACGTAGGGTTGTGGATGGAAAAACGGTTGCTGTAGAGTTCTCAGGTACCGCTTTCTTCGGTCCTTTCGAGGATGAAGAGAAGATTGAGAGCTATTTGGAAGCTAAACGCTCCAAACGCCCTGATTCCTACATCGACTGGCAAGGAACCACCATTATGACGGGCAGAGACGCTCGGCGCTTGGATGGGGAAGAAAAGGCAGAGAGGGAGAGTCAATTCGCCTCTAGTGCGGCTGTAAACGTCCTTGACCGTCGTATCTTCGCCCAACAGCATACGGGACACGTTCCCGGAGTAGGTCAGATCGTTGGACAAGCTCAGTAAGCTCCTCGCAGGGGAGACGCTCCTATCCTCACTCGAGGTGGACGCTCCCCTCCTTCTAAACTCCGCATTTGCGGAGAATAGTCTCGAGGGAGCTATCATAGGTCATGAAAAAGAAAGCACAACCCGAGTCCGTCAGCAGCCAAGAGATAGTCAAGGCAGATGGCTCAAAGGAGATAATCCAGAGGGATAACCTCGGGAAGTTCGCAAAAGGGGTCTCTGGCAACCCTGCCGGTAAGCCTAAAGGCTCTAAAGCCCGAACTACAATCATAAAACAGGCTATGGAAGAGGCGCTGACCCGCGATGCGGCAGCTAACTTCAACGAGATTGTCGATCAGGCAATCAGCATGGCTAAAGCGGGGGACAAGGACATGATTAAATTCGTCCTTGGAGACGTACTCAAAGAGGCTCGGAGAATGGAGTCTGACGAGGAGGAGAGCAAGAAGATAGGAGCGATCCAGATCACTTTCTCTCCCTACACCGGTCCGAATAACAACGCTATCGAAGCAGTCGAAGCTGAGTTCTCTGAGATCAAAAATCATATCGATCCCCCTAGCTAGGAGATACTAAATGTCTGCAAAAGACTCGCAAAAGGTCAAGACCGAAGGTTACGGTACTGACAACCCTAAAGATTCCATGAGCATCGTGTCTCAAGGCAAGCCAGGACACAAAGTTCCTGCCCTCGGTGCTGTCGGTGAAGTCCCCGATCGTAGCACTCCAGAGAGTGTTAGAGGAGGTAAGTCCTAATGACCGTCGGTTATAAAGGCGCTCGTCAGTTTACTGACGTATTTGGTGAAGTAATCCCTTTCAAAGCTACGGTAGACTTCGGTTCCGCCGCAGCCGGTACGGGTTCTGCCGTTGACGTCCCCGTAGCTGGTGCAGCTCTGGGTGACTTCGTTATGGTATCTCCCTCCCTCGACGTTGCCGACGTGCAGCTCTCTGGTGAAGTTACCGCGGCTGGAGTCGTTACCGTAATGATTCAGGCTAACACCCTCTCAGGAACAGAAGATTTCGCCTCGCAAACGATCAATGGTGTCGTTTTGCAGAAGGGCGGCGCCTTCGCAGCTCTGTAATGGCAGTTGAACTCTCGGACTCAGCTAAACGCAAGCTGAAAAAGATCCGACGGAAAAAGGCGCAGAGCCAGAAGGTAGGGTCCGGTGGGGCGCGTAAGGCTATCGACACGGTAGCCCGCACTCAAGGCAAGCGTGAAGCTCGTCTGGACGACATTATGGCACAGATGCGTGGTCGGCAGTCAACGGACAGCCACCAGTAATGGGTATTAAGCTACAGGGTCTAAAGGGACTGAAAGGTACCGCAGGCCAGGAGAAGAAGAAAGCAGCCAAGAAGAAGGCTGCTGCCGCCATCGACCTGGATAGTGACCCCTTAGCTGATGCTAAACGCTTTGCACAAGCAACGGATAAGCACCAATGAGCAAGAAAAGCAATCAAGTACCCGTCAAGGAAGGCTATGGGCAGAGTGCAGGGGAAGGTTCTTCCTCTCCTCAGTCCAATAAGTCCGAGCAGGACGGTCAGAACAAGCTCTTGAAAGAGAGTAAGTTCAACGATCGTGAGCGGATGGCAGGTAACGAGTAAGCCTTAAGGGCACAATAACTCGGATAATATGCTCGCAAGAGCGTACCCGGTAAGGATCCACATGGCTAGAACCGTAGAACTAGCGTTCCAGCTACACGGCGCCCAGCAGGAAGTTGAAGACTCTCCCGCCCCCCGTAAGGTTGTTGTAGCCGGACGAGGGTGGGGCAAGACCCGATACGCTGCGATCGACGCAGTAAGTAAGGGTCTCGAGGCAGTTAACTGGGCTGGTGTCCCCCTTACCACGGAGAGTGAGGTCATGTATATGGCCCCCACCTTCGACCAAGCAAAGGGTATTTTCTGGCCTGTTTTGAAGGAAGTAGCAGAGCCGGTAACTCTAGCTGCCCATGAGAACACCTGTCTATTAACCCTCGTTAATGGGGTTCGTATCAGGTTAAAGGGGATGGACAACCCTGACCGCGCTCGAGGCTTTATTCTACGTCACGCTATACTCGATGAGTATGCCGACATGGATCCGCAAGCCTGGGACGTAATTACCGGCCCGTCTGTCATGAAAACTAACGGTACGGTACTCTTTATCGGTACACCCAAGCGGGGTAGACCGCATTTCGGGGAGATCCTAGAATACGCCCACAAGGCAGAGGTAGACCCTAAATGGGGCTTCCCTCTCTGGGATGGGTTCCAGTTCGCTTCCTCTACTAACCCCTGGCTCGACAAAGACGCTATATCAGCGATCTCTGCCAACATGAGCTACGAGCGTATGCGAGAGGAGCTAGAGGCGGAAATCCTCTCTGAGGGAGGTAACTACCTTCACCCGAAGTGGTGGAACTTCTCCCCTCACGAACCTCACGATGGGTTCTTTGTTGTAGCTGTTGACCTTGGTGGCTTCACACCCGCCCCAGGTAACAAGCACATGAAGGAGAGACGCGATGACACAGCTATCGCCATCGTTAAGATCCACAGCAGAGGCTGGTGGGTCAAAGAGATTCAGTACGGACGATGGGATACCCGTGAGACTGCTCTCCGCATCGTTAGAGCAGGTCGGAGTGTTGATGCAGTGCGTATTGGAGTCGAGAAAGGTTCGCTCTACAACGCTGTCTGGCCCTACCTCTCCGATGTTATGGCACAATTTGGTCAGTTCCGGAAGGTTGAGCCGCTTACTCACGGCAATCAACATAAAGAAGATCGGGTTATGGCGTCCCTTGAGGGACGATTGCAACGGGGACGAATTGAGTTAAACTGCTCTGAGGCTACCGCTAATATCGATAGACCTCAGTGGATACAAACCCTAATTAAGCAGGCCAGTGACTTCCCCGCTCCCAGTACTCCCGATGACCTGATTGACGCCCTATCTTACGTCGATCAGCTAGGTAAGACACCTTACTACGAGTACAAGAAAGAGAAGCAGGATACTTGGCAACCGCATGACGAACTTGTAGGAATCTAATATGCCCACAGCCGTTGGCTCCCTTGAGGACAACATAGACACGAATGCTAAGAAAGCCGGCCCTGACGGTGACTTGGTAGCCTGGGTCATGACTCGCGTAAACCGCTGGCGTGATGACCGAAACAACGTCTATGAGAAGGTCTGGGGCGAGTACTACAGGCTGTGGCGTGGACGTCACATTGACTCGGACAAGACTAGGAGTACTGAGCGATCTAGGCTGGTATCTCCTGCCCTTTCTCAGGCTCTCGAGATGACTGTAGCCGAACTCGAAGAAGCTACTTTCGGTCGGGATGCCTGGGTTGATATCATAGATGACGTTGGTGATCCAGACCATACGGACACTGACGGCGTACGGCGCCTGTTCCTGGACGACATGGCTACGGACAAGGTACCGGAGAGTATAGGCTCTGCCTACCTCCACGGAGGACTCTGGGGTACTTTGGCAGCTAAGGTTGTCGTAGAGCAGCAGAGCATCCCCGCGGTACAGCAGGATGAAGATGGGAAGATGATTTCCGTATTCGAGCCTCGTATCTGCGTAAAGGTTGTTGCTATCCCTCCTATGGAGTTGATACCGGACCCTGACGCGGAAAACGTAGAGGACATGCTTGGTATCGCCCATGAGGTAACTAAGCCTCGAGCATGGCTCCTGACGCAGCCTGCTGGACGCGACTACGCTAAGAGCACTGACTCTAAGCCGAACCATGACGAAGACAAAGTAGACCTTGGAGACCCTGAGGCTCTCCTGGCTTCACAACCGAACCAAGTCCTTGTGACGGAGTACCACGGTCTAGTACCGAAGAAGCTCCTCCCAAGCGACGGTAAGAACCCTTTCAAGAAGCTCCTCCAGAAGGAAGATCCTCTTGCTGCTGCCATCGTTACCCCATTGGGTACCGAAGGAGAACTTGACACAGACGGTGAGATGGTAGAAGCCATCGTAACCATCTTCGACAAGAAAACCCTAGGCATGGCTATAGAGAACCCCTTCCTCATGAAGGACCGTAGCATCGTTGCTGCACCGTTTGAGCGGGTACCGGGTCGGTTCTGGGGCCGCGGCGTAATGGAGAAGGGGTATAACCCCCAGAAGGCACTTGATGCTGAGATCCGTACGCGAATGGATGTTATGGCGCTTATCGCCAATCCTATGCTTGGTGCAGACCAGACTGCTCTACCCCGTGGCTTCGACCTTAGAGTACGACCCGGTAAGGTCTGGTTGACGAACAGCAATCCTAAAGAGGCGCTTTATCCTGTACAGTTTCCGAATCTTGACCCTGCGAGCTTTAGTCAGACTTCTGAAATGGAGCGTATGGTCCAGATGGGAACCGGTGCGATGGACTCGGCGACTCCTCTTGCTGAAAATCGAAGGAACGAGACAGCTACGGGGACAAGCCTTATCGCGGGCACGTTCGTTAAAAGAAGCAAACGCTCGCTCCGATCGATAACGCACAACTTCCTGAACCCTCTGGTACAGAAGATCTTGTGGAGACGGATGGACTTCGATCCCTCCAACTACCCACAGGACATGAAGTTCCGGATCTCTAGTACCCTCGGTATCGTTGCCAGGGAACTCGAGCAGGCACAGATTACTACCTTGCTTCAGATGGTTCAAGACAAGCCGCAGACCTCCAGTGTACTGGTCAACGCTATGTTCGACAACAGTGCTAGCCCCTATAAGGCAGAGCTGGTTAAGGCGCTTGAGGCTGATGGACAACCGGACCCGCAACAGCAGGCTATGCAAGCCCTGCAACAGAAGGCGGCAGAAGTAGAGGTACAGACGAACGAAGCGAAGATGCAGCAGGAGCAAGTCGGTATTGGTCTCAAGATGCTTGAGATTAAGAAGATGGAATCCGATATCATGCTGAACATCGCTAAGATAGAGGAAATGTCTCAGAAGGGTGTACTGGATCAAGCCAGCGCTCAGATGGACGTCGCTAGGCTGATGAAGGAACTTGAAGAGGTTCGCCAGTTTGCACGACAAGTAGACGTCTCCATGATGAAAGTATTAGCTGACGCTGAACGGGGGAACAGCAATGGATCTACAGAGTCTAAAGATTGATAGGACGCTCTTAACGGGCGACCAGATAAAAGAGCTTGACCGGTGGGAACAATTCTTCGCCGGTCCTATCTGGAGAGATATTGTACTCAGGTTCGATCCTGAGATATCTGGACTTCAGAATTCCTACGGTAACGTCGTAGGTGAGCAGATGCTTGGCAGAATCCAAGGATCCCTACTCATCTTCGATCGCATCCTAGGGAAGCTTCCCCAGATGGTTTACGCCGACTTCCTTGTGAAAACCGGCCAACTTGAGGGGATGACGGAGGATCCTTCTACCGAGGATCCGGACGGACCGACTGACTGGAGGCGCTAGGCAGTGGCTCGAATCATACGGGACGTTCGCTGTCGCAGTTGTGACACGGTTACTGAACATTGGGTAAACAGAGAGGAGCTAGCCGCCCTCATCTGCCCCGAGTGCAATAGCCCAGACATGAATGCGATGATCGGAGCACCGCACCTTAACTACGCGGACATGGTGGCTAACGGAGAGTCCTCTTCGGACTCGATGAATACCTCCATAGACAAGTGGGAAAAGATGCGGCGTCAAAAGCAGAGAATCGAAAAGCGTAACCTAGAACGACACGGCACTTACGACTAGGTTGCCACAACCCGCGAACTGCTATAATTTATGCACAATCTATCTGGCGATAGACGCATGTTGGGAGAAAATAAATGCCAGCTACAATCGTACCGGAACTCAATGATGATGGTTCCGAACCTCAACCAGACCTACAAGGCTTATCAGTTGCTTACGCAAAGGAGCCGGAAGCTAAGGAAGAGGGGCAAGTCGCAGCTTTACAGGCTGCAATCGATGGTGACAACGTACCCGAGAAGTACCGAGGCAAAACAGCCGCGGACCTTCTAAAGATCGTACAGGATCAAGAGTCCTATATCGGTCGGCAAGGCCAAGAACTAGGTGGTCTACGGGAACAGAATGGTACCCTTCGGGGACTTGTGGACAAGTCTTTGTCCTTACGAGAAGATGGCAACGTTGGCCGAACGGAGGTAGGTACAGAGGAAGATCTGTCTGATGACGACTTCATCACTACCCCCAGAGATGCGGTAACTAGGACTGTTAAGCGCGAAACGCAAGATTCAAATAGGCGTCTCGCCCGTCTCGAGCAGCAAGCATCCGCAATCGACTTTGCTCGTCGCTACCCGACCGCAGAGACGGACATTGAAGACCCCGCATTCGTGGAGTTTGTCCAGAAGTCACAAGTACGTACCCGTCTCGCCTCTAAGGCATTCGGTGATATGGAAAACGTAGACTTTGATTCTGCCGAGGAGTTGTGGGAGTTGTATGGAGACTACCAAGCCATGCAGGCTCTCGCACCGGTTACGAGCGGATCCGAGAACGCTTCAGTCTCTGAAGTCGCGTCTCAGGAAGTAGAACCTAAGGAAGCCCCTGCCATGATAACCTCAGGCAGCTCCGGTGACCCTGGTGGCTCTACTAAACCAATCTACAGTCAAGCAGCACTCAACCGTCTACAGGTCGAGGATGAAGCACTCTACTGGGCTAACGACACCCAGGCTAAGATTGCAGAAGCTCGAGCGGAAGGTAGGGTGTTAGATGACGTCTAATAAACCCAACTAGGAAGCTAAATCATGGCTGACCAATTTACCACTGGCAATTTCATTGCCTCCACCACGTCGGGAGAAGCTGCTAGCTTCGTACCTGAGCAGTGGTCCAATGAGGTCATTGCACCTTACAAAGCCTCGCGTATCCTCGCAGGTCTCGTTACTCGCTGGAACTTCGTGGGCCAGTATGGTGACACCATTCACGTACCGACCTTCGTACGTGGTTCTGCTAACATCAAGGCGGCTGAGAACGTTGTAACCCCTAACGTTACAAACTCTACGCTGACTGACGTAGCGATCGACAAGCACATCGAATACACGGTGCTGCTGGAGAAGTTTGCCGAGATTCAGGCAATGCCTTCCATGCGTCGAGCCTACGTTGACGACGCTGGCTACGCGATCTCTCGTAAGATCGACTGGGATCTGCACCTTCTGGGTCGCGGTACTCCTGGTTCCGGTGCTATCGCAGTCGGCGGCGACGTACCGGGTGCTGAGTACTCGGACGCTGTAATCGGCTCTGACGGCACGACTGCCTGGGATGAGACGGCTAACACGAACGCTGGTAACGCTGCCGCTCTGGCAGACGCTGGTGTACGTCGGATGCTGCGTACGCAGGACGACAACAACGTACCGATGGAAGGACGTGCTTTTGTTCTGCCTCCGGTAGAGCTGGAGTCTCTCCGCGGTATCGCCCGCTTCACCGAGCAAGCCTTCACGGGTGAGACCGGTGCCGGTAACGTTATCCGAAATGGCCTGATGGGAGACCTCTACGGTACTCCGGTCTATGTCACCTCCGGGTGCCCGAACGTGGAAGATGCTGCATCTTCTAACGACCAACGTGCGGGACTGTTGATCCACAAGGCGGCTTTCGTCCTGGTAGAGCAACAGCGCATTGAGGCTGTTCAAGCCTTCCTGAGTGAGTTCCTGGCGACTCAGCTCACGTGGCACACCATCTACGGTGTCAAGGAAGTACGAGCTACGAACGTAATCCCGTTCATCGTACCGGCCTAAGCCTAAAGGTTCTTCTCTGCCTACATAGAAGTTAAACAGTAGGTCGTAAACCCCGGTCGCGTAAGAACCGGGGGACTATTTCTTACTGGAGTTCACCGATGCCAGGACCGACTCGCCGCAACAAACCACTAAAAGGTTCAGTTGCGCTGTCCGACATTACGAACTTCAGCATCTCTAACCCTGCTGACGATGACCTGATCGCTTTCGATATAGGTACCGCTACTTGGGTTAACACTAAGTCCCTTGTAGGGGACTACGGTATCACA